AGCGCGACACCGCCAAGGCTGAATACATCGCCAAGAAGAAAAAGGGCGAGGAAGTAAGCCTGCGGGCGCTGGCCGGGGAGCTGGGTGTGAGTTACCAAACCCTGCGCAACTGGAAAGCGGCGGACAAGTGGGAAGAAGCGTTACCCAAGAAAAAGCGCGGCGGGCAGCCGGGCAACCAAAACAGCAAGGGCAAGCGCAACGCGGCGGGCAGCCACGACGGTGCGCCGCCCGGCAATAAGAACGCAGAGAAAGACGGAGCGTACAGCACCGTCTTTTTTGATATGCTTTCTGCCGAAGAATTGAAGATTGCCGAGAGTGCGCCGCTGGGCGGGCGCGAGGCGCTGGAACATGAAATGAAGATTTTGAAGTTCCGCGAACACAAGATACTGGCAAAGATTGCCGAGTATGAGAGCCAGCCGGAGGACGCGCTGTTTGTGAGCAGTCTTTTGGATATGCGCACCCCCGGCGGGCGGGGCAAGGACAAAAAAGACGGTGCCAACCAAACCATGGGTATGTACAGCAAAGACAGCGCCTTTAGCCGGGTGCTGAAATTGCAGGAGGCGCTATACAAGGTGCAGGGCCGCATTGCCAAGATCGCGGACAGCCTGCGGGCCTTGGAGGAGAGCGACAGGCGCATGGAGCTGGAAAAGCAGCGGCTTGAAATTTTGCGCATGAGAGCCACCGGCGCGGTGGATGTGCCCGACCCCGACGGGACGGCGGCAGATGATCTTGACGCGCCTTTGGAGGAGGACACGGAGGAATGACACTGTACACCAGCAAGGTTATTGCCCAGTGGTTATGCCTGACCGAACGCCGGGTGCGGCAGTTACGCGACGAGGGCGTGATCGTGGAGGCAAGGCCGGGGCTGTATGAGCTGCAACCCACCGTGGCCCGGTACATCAAGTATTTGGGTGGAGCAGGAAAAGAGAGCCTGAACACCGAGCGCATGAAGCTGACCGCCGAAAAGCGGAAAGCGGCGGAAATGGACAACGACCTGCGCCGGGGCGATTTGCACAGTACGCAGGATATTGAAAAGGGCATACAGACCATGTGCCTGAATATCCGCAGCCGGTTTTTGGCTATGCCTGCCAAGCTATCGCCTACGCTGGCGGCTATGGACGGAAACCAAGCCGCTATTTTTGACGAAATGAAAAAGGCCATCGACGAAACGCTGGAAGAATTGAGCGATTACCGCGTGGCCTTTGCCGTGGAGGACACCGCCGATGAAAGGACACAAGAAAAATAAAGACCCCTGCGCGGGGTGCGTGTGGAGGATTTGGACAGGTGACGAAAGAAACCTGTGCTTTTTCCCGGATTGCAGGCGAAAGGAGTACGACAGACTGTGGGGTAGCAAAAAAGCAAAAGCTGCTGGAAATACCGCAAGCGACAATGGAAATGCTGGCGCGGTGTGTGGCGACGCTGAAACCGCCCCCGGAGCTGACACTATCCCAATGGGCTGACCGCTACCGTATGTTGAGCGCGGAGAGCAGCGCCGAGCCGGGGCGATGGCACACCGACAAGGCACCGTACCAGCGGGAGATCATGGACGCCATAGGCGATGCGCACATACGGCGGGTAGTTATCATGTGCGCGGCGCAGTTGGGCAAGACCGAATTGCTGCTGAACATCCTTGGCTATTTTATGGCCTATGCCCCCGCGCCCATCTTGGTTATGCAGCCGACCTTGGACATGGGGCAGACATTCAGCAAAGACCGCTTGGCCCCGATGATACGCGACACGCCGGTACTGCGCGGGCTGGTGGATGTGAAAAGCCGATACGCCGGGAACACGATCTTGAAAAAGAATTTCCCCGGCGGGCACATCACCATAGTGGGCGCGAACAGCGCCACCGGCCTTGCCAGCCGCCCTATTAAAGTGCTGCTGGCCGATGAGGTAGACCGCTACCCCGGCAGCGCCGGAACCGAGGGCGACCCGTTGAGCCTTGCCCAAAAGCGCCAAACAACATTTTGGGATAAGAAAACGGTTATGGTATCGACCCCGGTTATCAAGGGGCACAGCCGCATTGAAACCGAGTACAACCAATCCACCCGCGAGGAATGGAATGTGCCGTGCCCGGAGTGCGGGCATTACCAGCCCTTTGTGTGGGCAAACCTGATCTTTGACCCGGACGACCTGCAAAAAGAGATCGTTTACAAATGCGAACGCTGCGGGTGCGTGGCGAACGAATACCGCTGGAAACAGCAGAGCCAGCAGGGCCGCTTTGTGGCGGAAAACCCCGGCGCAGAAACGCGGGGGTTCCACCTGAACACGCTTGCCTCCACCTTTTGCGGATGGAAAGAGATCGTGCAGAAATTCATAGTGGCGAAAGAACAGCTTGACCAAGGAAACCCGGAGGGCATGAAGGTTTGGGTAAATACCGAACTGGGTGAAACTTGGGAGGAACGGGGCGAACAGGTGGAGGACACCGAACTGTTCAACCGCCGCGAGATTTACGACGCGGTGGTGCCCGAAGAAGTGCTTGTGCTTACCGCCGGTGTGGATGTGCAGGATGACCGCTTTGAGGTTGAGATCGTGGGTTGGGGCGTTGGCAAGGAAAGCTGGGGAATCCGATACCAAAAGATTTACGGCGATATGCTGAAAGAACAGGTGTGGGAGGACTTGGACGCTTTTTTGCAGACCGTGTGGTGCAAAAAGGACGGAACCGCGCTGCGCATTATAAGCTGCTGCATTGACAGCGGCGGCCACCACACCGACCAAGTGTACCGCTTTACCAAGGAACGGTACGAGCGCGGTGTGTGGGCGATAAAGGGCAAGGGCGGTGCCGAGGTGCCCTACATCCGCAACCCCACCACCAACAACCGTGTGAAAACGCCGCTGTTCATCATTGGCGTGGACGCGGGCAAGGCGCTGTTATACCAGCGGTTGCGCCACAACACTAAGGGGCCGAACTACTGCCACTTTCCAGCAAACGAAGAAGCCGGGTACGATGAAACCTACTTTAAGGGCCTGACCAGTGAGAAGATGGTGGTGCGGTTCCGCAAGGGGCGCAGCGTTACCGTGTGGGAGCTGAAAGACAGCAAGTACAAGCGCAACGAACCGCTTGACCTGCGTAACTATGCCACCGCCGCTTTAGAGATTGCCAACCCCGTGCTGGCAAAGCCGGAGCCGGGCATGGCGCAAAGACCCCGGCGGGCAGGCCGCCGCCGCATTACAGGAGGTATTTAATGGCTATTTTTTCAAAAGAAATGTGCCGGCAGAAATTGAATACATGGCTTGCGGCGGAGGAAAGTGTAGCCACCGGGCAAAGCTATCAAATCGGCACAAGAATGTTGACGCGGGCAGACCTGAAACAAATCCGCGAGGAAATGGAATATTGGGCACAAAAATTATCCGAGGCGGAGGCCGAGGAAAAGAACGGCGGACGCAACCGCCTGTACCACTTTGTTGCCCGTGATGTGTGAGGGAGGGCGACACCGTGAATGTATTTGACAGAGCCGTGGCCGCCGTGGCCCCGGTACACGCCGCCAAGCGGGCAGCCGCCCGCGCCGCGCTGAAAATCATTGACAGCGGGTACGGTAACTACGGGGCAAACCTGACCAAGAAATCCTTGCGAGGGTGGGAGTTTTACGGTGGCAGCGCCAAGGAAGATATTGAGGACAATATCGACATACTGCGCCAGCGCAGCCGCGACGCCTACATGGGAATCCCAACGGCCAGCGCCGCACTGAAAACCATGCGCACGAATGTGATTGCAGGCGGACTTATGCCTGCGCCGCAGATCGACGCGGAGTTTCTGGGGCTGACCCCGGAGGACGCCGAAAAACTGCAAGCGCAGATCGTGCGAGAGTTTGCCCTTTGGGCGGACACGCCGGTGTGCGACGCTGACCGGGTGGACAACTTTTACAAACTGCAACAGCTAACTTTTTTGAGTTATGCCATGAATGGTGACGCCATTGTGCTGCTGCCCACCAAGGAGCAGACCGGGCAGCCGTACAGCCTGCGGGTGAGGTTGGTGGAGGCTGACCGGGTTTGCAGCCCGGACGGCTTTGACCGGCTGGTGCCCTGCACGGTGCAGGGCCATGATGTGCATTGCCTTGTGCAGGGCGTGGAAACGGACGCCGACGGCATGGTGATAGCCTACTGGGTATGTGACCGCCACCCGCTGGCAAGCAATGCCTACACCAGCGGCGGGCCGCACTGGACGCGGGTTGAAGCCTACACCAAGACCACCGGGCGGCGGAATGTACTCCATGTGATGAACCGGGAGCGGGCCGGACAGCGGCGCGGTGTGCCTATGCTGGCCCCGGTGCTGGAAGCCCTGAAACAGTTGGGCCGCTACACGGACGCCGAAATCACGGCAGCGGTGCTTAGTGCCATGTTCACCGTGTTTGTGAAGCAGAGCGTGGCAAGCGATGCCCGCCCGTTTGGTGAAATGCTGCCGCCGGATATGCTGATCGACGCGCAAGACCAAAGCAGCATTGAACTTGGCCCCGGCGCTATTTTGAGCCTGAACCCCGGCGAGGATGTGCAGTTTGCAGACCCCAAGCACCCAAACACCGGGTATGATGCCTTCACCAATGCGCTGATACGGCAGATCGGCGCGGCGCTGGAAATCCCGCCGGAGGTACTGTTCAAACAGTTTACGACGAGTTACAGCGCGGCGCGTGGTGCGCTGAACGAGTTTTGGCGCACTTGCAGTATGCAACGCGATTGGTTCACCGATGATTTTTGCCAGCCGATCTACGAGGAATGGTTTGCCGAGGCAGTGGCGCGGGGCCGCATTGCGGCACCGGGCTTTTTTGCTGACCCGGCAATCCGCAAGGCGTACACCGCCTGCGCGTGGAACGGCCCGGCCCGCACCAACCTGAACCCCGTGCAGGAGGTGGACGCCGCTGTGAAGCGTGTGGACGCCGGATTCAGCACGGCGCAGGAGGAAACCGCCACCATGACCGGCGGCGACTACAACCGCAATATCCGCCAGCGCGTGATCGAAGCCAAGCGCAAGCGGGAGGTTGACGAGATCACAAACCCGCAGGCCAAGCCGCCCGGCGGGCAACAGGAGGAATGACCATGCCTAAGAAGTTTTGGCAGTTTAGAAACCAAGCGGCAGGTAGCGCGGAACTGCTGCTGTACGGCGATATTTCGGACAGCAGTTGGTGGGGCGACGAAGTGACCCCCAAGACCTTTGCCGACGAACTGAACGCGCTGGGGCCGCTGACGAGCCTGACGGTGCGTATCAATTCCGGCGGCGGTGATGTGTTTGCTGCACAGACCATTGGCAATTTGCTGGAACAGCACACCGCGCAGGTAACGGCCCGCATTGACGGGCTGTGTGCCAGCGCCGCCACGATCATTACCTGCCACTGCGACAAGGTGGTGGCAGCCAATGACAGCACCTACATGATACACCCGGTACGGATGGGCATTTTTGATTTTGCCGACGCCGTGACCTTGCAGCAGTACATTGGTGCGCTGAATACCATACGCGAAAACATCCTGAACCTGTACACCAAAAAGACGGGCCGGGAAAAGGACGAAGTGGCCGCGTGGATGGACGCTACAAGCTGGTGGACGGGCGAGGAGGCCAAGACCAACGGCTTTGTGGACGAACTGGTGGACGACGGCGAGAAAACCGTTGTGGAGAACCGGGGCGGCCTGCTGTTTGTGAACAGCGTAAACATGAACCTGCCTTTTGATAAGGCACCCAAATTTGTACAGAACAGCGTGGCAGCAGCCCCCGCCGCCAGCGGTTTTGTAAATATACCGACCCCGGCGGAGAAGCCGGGAAACAACAGCCATAAGGAGGACACGAACATGGCAAACGAGATCAAGACCGTGGACGAGCTGCGCGGTGCTTACCCCGCGCTGGTTGACCAGATCGAACAGGCGGCGGCGCTGCGGGCTACCAATGCGGAGCGGCAGCGTATCCGCGACATTGAGGAAATGGCCCTGCCCGGCAGTGAGCAGATCACCAACGAGGCTAAGTACGATAAGCCCATGAGCGCCAGCGACTACGCCAAGGCCGCCATGAAGAACGCCAAGGAGCAGGGCGCGGCTTGGCTGAACACCATGCAGCAGGGCGCAAACGCCAGCGGCGTGAACAGCGTGGGCAGCGCCCCCGCCCCCACCGGCGGTGAGAAGCCCGACGAGTTCATGGACGCAATCAAGGGCCTTGGCAAGAAGCAGTAAGGGAGGATAAGACTATGAGCATGGATTTGGAGAAAAAGACCTATTCCACCACGCCTGACTATTTTATTGCGGGCACGACGGTGGGCATTGTGACCGCCGCCAAGGAGGCCAGCGCTGCGATTGCCGCGCATAACCTTGTGCTGCTGGACGGTGGCAAGGTAAAGCCCCTTGCCGCCGTGGATGGCAGCAACGCACTGAATGTGACCGGCCTGTACGGCATTGCCGCCGAGGACGCCGCCAGCGGCGAGGACGCGGTGGTTTACCTGACGGGTGAGTTTTTCGCGAAGGGACTGGCTTTGCCTGACGGCGTTACCGCCGCTGACATTGAAGTTGCCCTGCGCAACATCGGTATCTTTTTGAAGTAAGGAGGAGCAACCAACATGGCAAACGAAGTAAACATTTATACCCCGCGCTATCTTGCGGAGGTCGTAAGACAGGCACCGCCTGTGCATACCTTTTTCCGTGACACTTTCTTTACCAATGTGAAGAAGTCTACCACCGAGCGCGTGGACATTGATCTTGTGAAAGGTGATCGCCGCATGGCGGCCTTTGTCCACCCGCGTGTTGGCGGCAAGGTGCTGAAAGCCAGCGGCTACAAGACCGAGAGCTACAAGCCCCCGCTGGTGAATCCCTGTGACATTTCCACCGCCGACCACTACATGACCCGTATGCCCGGAGAAGATCTGTACAGCGGTGAGACCCCTGCCCAGCGCAGTGCCAAGCAGTTGATGGAGGAATACAGCCGTCTGAACGACGCCACCACCCGCCGCGAGGAGTGGATGGCGGTGCAGGCCATTGTGACCGGGCAGATTCCCATTGTTGGTGAGGGCGTGAACGAGATCATCGACTTTGGCTTTACCAACACCGAGACCCTGACCGGCACCGCCCAGTGGGGCAAGAGCGCCGCCAAGATCAGCGACAATTTGGAGGACTGGGCCGACAAGGTGCTGACCAACGGCTTTGCCAATGTGGATATGGCGATCATGGGCAAAACCGCCCTGCGCAATTTCCTTGCGGATGAGAAAATCGGTGCCATGTTGGACAACCGCCGCGTGGAAATGGGCCTTATCCACCCGCGCGACCTGCCCAATGGCGTGAAGTATGTGGGTCACCTGAACAGCCCCAACATCGACATTTATACCTATGCCGAGGTGTACTTGGACGATTGGACTGACCCCGCCGCCCCCAAGACCCTGCCTCTTGTGCCGGAGAACAAGGTTGTGCTGATCGCCAGCCACCCCGACTACATGATGGCCTACGGTGCCTGCACCTACATTGAGGACAGCACCCAGCAGTGGGTCACGGCACAGACTGACCGCCTGCTGCGCAGCTTTGTGAAGCACCAGCCTGACCGCCGTATGCTGGAACTGCAGGCCCACCCGCTGCCCATCCCCGACAAGGTGGACAGCTGGTTTGTTGCCACCGTTTGCTGATATGCACCCCCTGCCCGGTGACGGGCGGGGGCTTTTTACTGTGGAGGTGAGAGCGTGGCACTGTTTGAACTAAAGCAGGATACCGGGAGCGAGGCGGCAGCACCGTGGGCACCGCCCACATTCAAGGACTGCGTGGCGGCGGATATTGACGCGGCGTTTTTTGAGGAAAACGAACACGCAGACCGCCACACCGTTGACGGTAAAGATGTGCTGATCGTTTTAGAGGACGACGACCTGCGCGAACATTCGGCGCATTGGGAGGCAGGGGCAAAGCAGAACTTTGACACCGGCCTGTACACGGCACACACCATCCTGTATATCCGGGTGGAGGACTACGGGCCGAAGCCGAAAATCGGCAAGCAGCTGGTGCTTGACAAGGGCACCAAGAGCCAGCGCACCTACACGATCAACCTTTGCCAAGAGGAAAGCGGCGTGTACCGTATGACGATGGAGAGGACACGGCAGTGAGCAATGTTACTTACAGCGCCGGGAACCTGACCATTA